CGTCCCCCGATGGCAAACGGTATCCGACAGTCAGTATGGATATAGCCCGCCTACGGTGGCATCCCTGCCAGACGTCCGCAGCCTCCAGGCAATCATGCGCTCGCTAATGGAAGCTGGTGAGAAAGCCGCTGATCCTCCAATGGCCGCGCAACAGGACGTCGTTCGCGGCGACATTGACCTTACTAGCGGCGGGCTGACGTGGCTCGATGCTGAATATGATGAAAGCCTGGGCGCGGCTATCCGCCCGCTGGTCCAATCCGCGCGGGGGTTCCCGTTTGGCTGGCAGATCATGGAAGACGTCCGCGCTCAAGTGGCCGCTGCGTTTATGCTGAACAAGCTGACGCTGCCGGACGCGGGGCATGGTGACATGACGGCTTATGAGGTTGGCCAGCGCATCCAGGAATATGTGAGGTCCGCAACGCCTCTGTTCGAGCCAATCCAGGCGGATTACAACGCCAAACTTTGCGACGAAACGTTCAATGTGCTGACTGCGGCGGAGGCTATGCCAGCGCCAGAAACCCTGCCTGAAGAGATGACGGATACTGACATTGATTTCTCGTTTGAAAACCCGTTCACGGCGGCGGCGTCTCAGGAGGTCGCGGTCCAGTATGATGCCGTCACCGGCCTGCTGAGTCGCCAGATGCAACTGGACCCGATGGCAGTGGCCGAGCTTGATACGAATATCATGTTCCGTGCTGCCGTTCGCGGCCTTTCTGTCCCGGCTGACTGGCTGCGGAGTGAAGACGACGCGATGGAACAGCGGGCGGTCTTAGAGCAACAGGCGAAAGCGGCGCAGCAGATGGCCATGATGCGAGAGATGGCGGAGACAGCCCAGGCTGCAGGGGCGGGTATGTCGGCTATGGGTGATGGCGCTGCGGCTATGGGGCCGGAGGCTATGATGGGCGTGGAAGGGCAGCCAGATGCAGCCTGATCCATCTAAGCCGTGGATGCCGGTTTCACTATCGAAAACCGAACACATTGCGTTCCAGGCTGTATATGACGGGGAGGCTAACGCGGGGCAGCAGCGGCTGGTGATGGATATGATCATCAAGGCTTTCTGCCGCTATGACGACATTTCGTTCAGGCCGGAAAACCAATATGAGACGGCATTTGCGGAAGGTAAGCGCTTTGTCGGATCGCAGATCATCAAACGACTGAGCGTACACTCACAACTTCACGACGAAGAGGGACAATTACATGAACGACACTTTACCAAACGATGGAGAGATCAAGCCCGAAGCTGGTTCTCCTGGGGCAAGTGATACTCCGCCTGGGGCTGCAGGCAGTGGCGCAGACCCCGCGAGCCCGCCGTCAGCTTTAGACGGGGCCGCTCCACCCGCTCCACCCCCACCTTCAGATCCGCCTGCCGCGCAAGACAGAAATTGGCGTGAAGAGATGGCTGGCGGCGATCAGAAACTGCTGTCCAGGCTCGGTCGATACAAAGACCCGGCAGCACTGGCCAAGGCATGGCAAGAGGCAGACAGGAAGATCAACAGCGGGGAAGTGCGCCCGGTCCCGAAGGAAGGGGCGACAGATGAAGAGCGCGCTGCTTATCGTGAGGCGATGGGCGTACCTGCCGAGCCCACGGGATACGAGGTCGCTCTGTCTGGCGGGCTATCCATTGGCGAAGACGACCAGCCGCGCGTCCAGGCATTCCTGGAGGCCGCTCACGGTACTGATATGACGCCAGCGCAGGTCAACGGGGCTCTGGACTGGTATTATGCCGAGCAAGACAATGCGGCTGCCCAGCAGGCCGAGGCTGATCGCACGGCGGCTGAAGAGACAACGGTCGCGCTCCGTGAAAAGTATGGTGCCGATTATCTGGCGGTGAACAACAGCATCAAGGCGCTGCTGGGAAGCGCGGATGAAGCGACTTATATGAACCTGATGAATGCTCGGCTTGGCGACGGGTCTATGCTGGGCAACAACGTTGCCGTCCTCGATCTGTTAGCTGACGCAGCCCTCAAGGCCAATCCTATCGCCCGCTTGATCCCGAACGCGGACAGCAATCCAGCGCAATCTGTTGACGAAGAACTTGCGGAACTGAGAAAATTCATGCAAACAGATCGGGATGCGTACTTCAAAGACAGCGCCAAGCAGGAGCGTTATCGCTCCCTGATCGACGCTAAGTCCAAATTGGAGGCGCGTTAACAAGGCTAGAACGTCACCCCGCATAGCGGCGCGTGTCTAGCCTGCCTACCCGGCCAAACGCTATGGCGCTGGGTGGTATGGACGACAGGCGCTGCTTTGCTGCGGTCACCCCTAGTCTCCCTGTCCCCAGTTATCCCGAAGGCACTCGGCCACTGATTTCTTTAACCTCAGTGGGAGCGCACCAAAATGGTGACAGCAGCACAAATCCAATACCGGGATGAGTTCATCGCCGGTTTCGAGCAAGGCCAGAGCCTCCTTATGGACGCCTGTGTCAACGAAGCCCAGATCAAGGGCAATCAAGCAGTCTTTCTGGTGGCAGACAGCGGAAACGCAGAAGCCCAGACCCGTGGCGTAAATGGCCGCATCCCCTCTCGCAACGATAACCTCGCGCAGCCTACGGCAACGCTCGAAGAATGGCACGACAAGGCCACTCGCTCGGGTTTTGATCTGTTCGGCAGCCAAGGCGATGGTCGCAAGATCATGCAGGCCACGACGATGCAGGTCGTCAACCGGAAGGTGGATCAGATCGTCCTCGACGCGATGTCGGCGGCGACCCAAACCACGACCACTGCGACCACGGCCAGCGTCAATCTGGTCATGCGCGCCCGGACGATCTTGGGCAATAACGCTGTTCCGACGAACGACGGAATGATGAGCATGGTCGTGACGCCAGCGTTCATGGCCTACATCATCCAAGCACCTGAGTTCTCCAGCGGTGACTATGTGGACGCGAAGCCGTTCGCCGGGTCTCCCAAGGTGTTCAAGTGGTTCGGCATCACGTTCATCGAGCATCCTAATCTTGCTGGCGCGGGTACGTCGTCTTCGACGTGTTATCTGTGGCACAAGAACTCTATGGGCTGCGCGGTCGATACCGCAGGCATGGATGTGGACAGCGGCTATAACGGTGAAGATCAGTACAACTGGGCGCGGGTTTCCACGTTCATGGGTTCTAAACTGATCCAGAACACCGGCATCGTCAAAGTCCTTCACAACGACGCAGCCATGTCCGCTTAACAGCGGCCTGCCTGAACTAACAAGGAGCCATTATCATGGCATACGCTACGACTAACCCGCCTACCCAGCTGGTCCAAGGACTGGCTGGGGGCCCAGCCATCTGGCATTATTCGTCCGCTGATGTGGACAGTGATGTTGATGCGGCTGGATATTTCACGAACGGTGATGCTCTCGGCATGAATGTCGGGGACGTGGTTCACGTCTTCGATACTGCTGGGGTCATGACCTATATGTTCGTGAGCGCGGTCACAGCAGGCGGGGCCGCTACGGTCGCCGCAGGCACGGTGACGGTCTAAAGACTAGGCCGGTCAGGCGGGGCGGATGTCCCTCGGTCTCGCCTGACGCCTAATCTCTAGCTATACTGGTAAGGCCAACAGGGCATCACCATAAAAAGGGACCAGATTATGACTAAGCAGACAAACGACAAGGTGGAAGCGGCCCGACCTCTCCCGCCTTATGCATGGGCGCTCTTTGAGAGCAAAGTTCTCAGCATTCACATTGATGTTCCGGTCGGCGTGACCTGGGAACAGGTGATGCATCCCATGTATCTCACCCATGTCCAAAGCAAGCTGAAGGCTGGCAACCAGATCCGCTTCACGTCTCTCGACCGCCTTTGGATGTGCGATGCCATCGTCCTCAACGTCTCTGATATGGGCGTTCAATTGCTCCCTCTCCCCGGATTCCCTCTGAGCCTCGACGTGGCATGGAAAGGCCTCTCCGACATCGGGGACGTCACGATCCAGTGGAACGTAGGCGAAAAGAAATATCGCGTCATCCGGTCAGCCGACAATCAGGTCATTCATTCGGAAGAGAAGAAAGCCGATTGTGTGGTCTGGTGTGAGCAGCGTGACCTGAATGTTTTGCCTGAGAAACGAGAGGCCGCGTAATGTCCAGCCGCATCACACTCTACCGAGCCGCCGCACGTCACTGTAAAGAGCGGCGCGTTGTCAGCTTGACGGACAGCGGCAAGGTTCGCCTGATCCTGGATGACATCTGGGACGAGGGCTTTGTGGATGCGGTACTGGAGGCCGGTCAGTGGAACATGGCCATCCGTGCGCTTAAGATCGAATACACCCCGTCTGTAGAGCCTGCTTTCGGCTATGCGCGGGCGTTTGATCGCCCGAGTGACTGGGTGCGGACGGTGGCCATGTCTGCTGACGAATATTTCAACACGCCTCTGAGGGAGTACCTTGATGAAGGGGATTACTTCTATTCAGAGCATGACGAGATTTACATCCAATATGTCAGTAATGACGCGGCATATGGGGGCGACTTGGTCAAGTGGCCGCAGTCACTGCACGAATACGCGGGATTGAAGATGGCTTGCGGCTTGGCGCATGCTCTGGATCTGCCGAACAGCCAAATCGCTAACCTCTACAATCGTGAGATTACGGCATTGAAGGTGGCTAAGTCTCGGGATGCGAGCCGCGATCCGACTAAATTCCCGCCTGGGGGCTCTTGGGTAGGGACGCGCCGGACTGGTGTCGTGAGACAGGATTACCGCGCCGGTCGGGTGTTATAGCCTTGAGGGTCGCCCCATCGCTCCTGGCGTTTAATCGAGGCCTTGTGTCCAGGCTTGCCCTTGGCCGCATTGATCTGTCGCGCATGCAGTTCTCGGCAGAAGAGCAGACAAACTGGATGCCCCGCACCCTCGGGTCTATGATGCTTAGGCCGGGAACCGCTCGCCTGGGCAACACGGCCTCAGATGCGCGGGCGCTATTCTATTCATTCATTAACGATGTTGATGACACTCACGCCCTGGAGTTTACAAGTGCGGCCCTGGGTATCTGGGTGGGCAACACGCCGCTTGTCCGGGCCTCGGTGGATACGGCAATCACAAACGGCGACATGGCGTCTGCTACAGGCTGGACAGATGAGGATGAGACGGGGGCGAGTTCATCCTTTGCGGTTATAGCCGGGTCTCTGACGTTGTTGGGGACAGGCAGCACCCGCGCTATCCGCACACAATCAGTCAGCGTTTCTGCCGCTGATGGCGGCGTCGAGCATGGCTTGCGCGTCTCCGTCACCGCTGGCCCTGTCGTCATCGAGGTCGGCACGACATCGGGCGCCAGCGACCTGCTATCAACCAGCCTGAAGCGCGGTGAACACAGTCTTGCGTTCACGCCTCCCTCGGGGGCTTCAACGGTCTATGTCCGCTTTTCCAGCCGACTGAATTACACTGTCACCGTCACATCATGCGAGGTCGAGGCGTCGGGGGTTGTGGCGCTAACGTCGCCATATCTCGACGCTGACCTTGAAAACATCCGCCTGACGCAAAGCCAGGACGTTTTGTTTGTATCGTGCGTCGGCTATCAGCCCAGGCGGATTGAGCGCAGGACGCCCCGCATGTGGTCTCTGGCCTACTATGAGACGATTGACGGGCCGCTGCGTGACGAAAACACGTCAGGCATCACGATTACGCCGGATGTGCTTAATGGCGACGTGACGTTGACAGCATCGGAGGATCTTTTCACCTCGACGCAGGCGGGCGGCATATGGCGGCTGACGTCGAGCGGGCAGGAATCATCGGTCACTGTCGGCGCTGAAAACCAGTTCACCTCACCCGGCATTCGTGTCACTGGCGTTGCAGATGACCGGAAGTTCACGGTCGTCGCATCAAGCACGGCATCGACAGTCACGCTACAGCGCGCCGTGGGGGTGGATGAGGCCTCGCTCTATGCGGATGTGCAGACAATCGCCTCCGGGGCCACTGTCCAGGTGGATGACGGACTGGACAATCAGATCATCTTCTATCGCGTCGGTGTGAAGACCGGCGACTATACTGACGCTGTCACGGCGACGATCACCTATTCTCGCGGCTCGATAAGCGGGTATGTCCGCATTGGCGATGTGGCCAGCGCTACATCCGCGACGGGGGTGATCCTATCCCCGCTGGGTGGGACGGCTGCTACAGGCCTATGGACAGAGGGCGAGTGGTCCGACTTCCGTGGGTGGCCAGGGGCCACGGCCATGCACGAAGGGCGGCTCTACTTTGCCGGCCTCGGTAAGCTATGGGGCTCTGTTGTGGATGCCTTTGACAGTTTTGACCTGGACTTTGAAGGGGACGGCGGGACAATATCGAAAACGATCCCGCATATCTCTGGGGAGAGCGTGGCGTGGCTTAGTTCGGGCGATCTCCTCCACCTTGGGACATTCGGCGGCATTTATATCCTGAAGACCAACAGTCTGGATGAACCAGTCACGCCAACAAACAGCCGTCTGCGCCGCTTTGAAACGACGGGAGCGCTGCAAGCCGCGCCTGCCATTGATGACGAGAGCGTCTATTATATCTCGATCAACGGGCAGGACATCTACCAAAGCCAGCCAGCGAACACGGCAACAGGACGCTTGGCGGAGCGGATGACGGCGCTGTCTCCCGATATTGGCGGCGTTGGCGGATTCACCAGGATCACGGTTCAAAACCAGCCCGACACTCGGGTCCACTGCGTTCGCGCGGATGGCAAGGTCGCTATTCTCGTCACAGATCCTGCAGAGGATGTGAGGTGCTGGGTCTTGTTTGAGACGGACGGCATCGTAGAGGATGTCATTGTCGGCCCAGGCTCGTATGAGGACGAGGTCTTTTATCTTGTGCGGCGGGTCATAAACGGCGCGACCGTTCGGATCGTGGAGAAGTGGGCGCTAGAACAGGATTGTCAGGGGGAGGCGGATAGTCGTCTGGCTGATAGTCACGTTGTCTACTCTGGCGTGGCGACGAATACCGTGACGGGCGGCTCCCACCTGGAGGGTGAGACTGTCGTAGTTTGGGCTGACGGGACGCAGCGCGATGACGCTGTGGTCTCCTCGGGCTCGGTGGCTGTCTCAGGCGCTGCCGCGACGAATGTATGTTTCGGCCTCGGGTATCAGGCGCGGTTCAAATCAACAAAGCTGGCATATGGCGCTCCAAAAGGTCATACGCCCTTAACGCGGACGGCACGGATTTCACACGTTGGTCTTGTGTTAGCGGACGTTCACGCGCAGGGCATAGAGTTTGGTGACGATTTCGAGCATCTTGAAGGGCTCCCGCCCTCAGAGGGCTATGAGACAATTGATGCCGATGCCATCCACACAGATTACGATTACCGGGGCATCCCTAATGATGGGGGTTGGACGACGGACAAGCGGCTCTGCTTGGTGGCCAATGCTCCAAGGCCGGTGACGGCGTTAGCCGCCGTGGTAGATTTCAATGCCTCATAGTGAAGTCAGATACGCCAAGCCCGAGGATCTGCGCCGGTTCTATGGTGTCCGGCCCAGATCGAATATTCGGGCCATCGCGGTTGAGGCTGATGGCGAGATCATCGGTGTCGGTGGCGTGGAATATCGTGGAGGTCGCCATATCGCCTTCATGGATGTGGCTGATGATGTCGAGACGAAAGATTATCTCAGAGAGTTAGCGGTTGCCCGTAAGATGGCGCGGCACGTTCTCGACAGGCTGTCCGTGCCGGTTCTCGCCGTCAGGGAGACAGGCATCCCTGGGTCAGATAAGTTTCTCGCTAAATCTGGCTTTGTTTTACTGGCCGAAAACGAACATCAGGAGGTTTGGACATGGGTCCAGCTACACTAGCGCTTCTGCCAATGATCGGCACCATCGCCAGCACAGCACTGAGTGTTGTTGGTTCGATCCAGCAAGGGAATGCCGCTGCAGCTGCGGGTAAGAGCGAGCAACAGCAGCGGCAGAAGATTGCCGATGAAGCCCGCGCCAAAGGCCAAAGGGATCAAATAGAAGAGATCCGCCAAGGGGAGTTGGCGCAAAGCCGCGCCCTGGCTGTCGGCGGCAAGTCTTCAATGCTCCTCGATCAGGGCTTTGGACAGGTGATGGCGGATCTGGGCGGCGATGCTGATTACAATGCCAGGGTCGCGTTGGCGGATGCAGAGTTCGGCGCGCAGCAGCAGGAGTTCCAGGGCGCGGTTGCCAGAGCAAAGGGCAAATCAGCCAAGAAGGCATCGTTCCTCAAGGCGGGCGGCGCTCTCCTGAGTGGGGCGACAAGCTTCGCGGGCAAGTATGACACATACCAAAAGGCTAACACTGCGGCGGCGCTTGATGCCTCTAGCGGCGGCATACCAAACCGGGGCGGCATGGGGAACATGGGCGGGAGTTACGCGCCCGCGTCACTCTACTAATACCGAGCCCAGCGCGCGGGCGATAAGGATAGAAACATGGCCAGGATACCTTCAGCCGCTAACGACATCCGCCGCCGCCTTCCTCGGGGCGGGTCTGGCGTTGTTTCCACGGCTGACGCTTCTGCCGGTGTTGGTGTGCAACAGCTAGGCGCGCAGGTCGGCGCGATTGGGAATTACCTTGAAGGCATTCAGAAAGATAAGACGCAGAAGATTGAGCGCGCTTGGGCATCGCGGGCTATATCTGATGCTGACGCTTACTGGGCTGAAGAGTCGATCAAGCGACAGAAGGAAGCCCCTCGCGAGCCGACGAATTACGCTCGCACGATGGCTGACGATTACAGAAAATATGCAGAGAGGGTGTCAGCGAACGCGCCAGAGGATGTGCGCCAACTGGTCCAAGAACGTCTGCTCTCTATGGGTATGTCCATCCATAGGAGCGCGCTGACATTTGAGAACGCTCGCTTCGGGGCGACTGCGAAAGACGACATCTCCGACAGTCTAAACACGAACTCTTCAATGGTCCTGCTGGACCCGGCCAAATATGAGGACGCGCTGGCTAACCACGCTCGGATGATCGCCGCGACTAAAGGTGTGACCGGCGATGTGGCGGCTGCCGAGGCCATGCAGGCCGGTGAGGAGGCACTAAGCCAAGCGCGGGCCGTTAGCCTGCTAGAGAATGGCGCTGCGCCCTCCGACGTGATCGACATGATGCGGGATGGGCAGATTAAGCTGACGGCCAAGGGGACGGCTGCCGTCTTGGCGCTGGCTGAGAGGAAGCAGGCGGTGGCTGATGACGCCGCAATCAGGCGCGCTATATCGGACGGAGACTATGACGCCGCTGACGCTATGGTTTCCGCGTCTGATACGCTGACGCCAGCGGGCAGGCAAAACCATGAGAACAAGATCAGAATTGGCCGGGGGGATGCCGCATATTCTCGGGCGATTAAGCAGATCGGCTCGCCTATGCTGGAGGTGGATGCTGAAGTAGCGGACGCCTTCCTTGTGGCATCGGCTACATATGACCTTGATCCTGAATTATTCCAGACGATCATGCAGATAGAGAGCGCCGGAGGTAAGAGCACTGGCTCCCCGCGCGATGCGGATGGGAATGTTTTGTCTACGGCGGGCGGCTATTTCCAGTGGCTCGATTCTACGGCGAAGCAATACGGCGTTACAAAGGGCGATATCTTATCTGAGACGGTAGGCCTCGCCCGCTTTACTCAAGACAATCGCAAGGCATTAACCGCTGCTCTTGGGCGTGACCCGACGAATGAGGAACTGTGGCTCGCCCATAACCAGGGGGCTGCGGGCGCGGGCAAGCTGTTGAACGCTAGAGAGGAGACGCTGGCCAAGAGCGCGGTCAGCGCAAGGGCGTTAACCAATAACGGCGTGTCGAAAGATGAACTGGCAACGCTAACCGCCAAGGAATTTGTCGAACGAAACAATGACCTGTATGAGCGCCGCCGCAAAGAGGCTCTGAGCAAGAGCGGGGGCGCGGACCCTGACGCGAAGTACATGAGCCAAGCCCAGATAAACAAGCTGGCCAAGGAAAAGCAGGACCACGATGAAGCCGTTGCAATGCAGGGCCGTATTGCCGACATTGCGAGCGGCAAGAAGCCATTCGAGTCCAGGTCTAAAATCGACGTCAAGGCTTTGGATATCATGCAGCAAGGCATGTGGGCGGGCCTCCCGGAGGACGCCACGCTTGCGGATAAGCTGGAAGTGTCCACCGGCATAGCTATCACCGTCCACCGTACCCCAGAAGCGGCTGTGAAGCTTATGAGGGACACTCTGGAGTTGGGGGCAAACCCTGATGATATGATGGCGGCAATCGACGCGGCTCACGCAATGGCGCAGGAAGACATCGGCCTGCCTGCCCGCATGGGTAAAAGCTATGATCTTGCGTTGACGGTGAACCGGCTCATCGGCCAGGGCGCGGTGCAAAGGGAGGCGTTGGAGTTAGGCCGATCCTTGCATACACCGGCGAACGCCGAGCGGGCCGCTGAAGTCACCGAATATCTGGACGGCAAGAATGACGATAAGGTCAGGAACATCGACGCAATGGTCGAGGCTGTCATGGAGGGTGTTGGGCTCCAGCCTGGGACCAATGCCTATATGGGGGCGAGGCAGAGTGTAGAGGACAGCTTACGAGCCCGCGTTGCGCGTTCGACCGGTGGCGAGATGGAAATCAGCCGCGCTGTCGAGAATGCTAAGGAAAACACCATCGACTTAATGAAGCCGCTCTATGGCAAGACCGGCGTTAGTGGCCAGGGTGTTATGAAATATCCGCCCGAGAAAAGTGCCTTTGCGCTGCTGGGCGGTCGCCTCCCTCCAGAGCAGGTTATCGCGTGGATGCAGGAGGATCTTGTCGCGGGCGCGTTCCCTTATGTTGATATCTACGCGAAAATTAAGCAAGAGGACGCCAAGGGCAATGTCATAAAGGTCCGCGACCCTACAGAGAAGGAAATCCGCGAGCGGATTACTGCCGCGATGGAAGGCGTATCGATGCGCGCCGTGATCGACCTGAAGACAGATGATGTGGTCGGTTATCACCTCTTCAAAGACGGGCAGCTGGTGCTTAATTACCGGGACCGGACTGGTCCTGACTTCGATGGGACGGATGGGGTCGCTGCGCCGGGGATATGGAAGCCTGAGTTTAACGGGTCTCCATACCAGAAGCGGCAGCAAGCTGGAGCGGATATGGCTAACGCGGCGACGATAGCTGATGCCCGCAAGGATCGTGTGGCCCAAGCGCAAGCGACAGCGGATGCTATTGCTGCACGGATGCCAATGGATGAAGCCCGTCTGGCCGAGGCTGTGGCGGATGATGAAAGCTTCCGGCGCTGGATCAGCATTCCCGCTGGTTTGGAACCGGGCGCTGACCGTGACGCGATGATCAAGCGCATGGTTGACGCCTACACCGAGAAGCACGGCAAGGCTCCTCCCGCTTTTGATGTCTCGGACGAGACGCCAGAGAGCAAGGGCGTACCGATATATGACCGGAAAGACCAGTTGGCGGCTGACCGCAATACTGCCCAAAGGCACGCGCAATCAGTGAAGCTTGCGGATGGCGAGTATTTCCATGCCACGACGCCAGATGCCACAACGCCAGATGATTTAGAAAAAACAAAATATGGGAGGGTGATCTACAGGAACGCAAAGGGCGAAGCTGAGTCTGAGCTAAGTGTGACGGTTCAAAACCCTTCAACAGGCCTGTGGTACAATATACCGTCGCTCAATTGGGGTAAGATGACGTCGAGGGCAGAGACCGCTGCTCTTTATGGGATACCCAAGATGACGAACGCCAACGATCAGGTGTTGGACATAGAGACGGGTGAGGTGATCCCAGGCTTCACGACGGAGTCCGAAGCAGTAGAAGCTGCGAAGGCGCGCAGTCGCGAACTTAGCGGGGAACTTGGCGGCGGGCAGGGCGTTGACGATCTCGGTGGTGGCGCAGGCGACGATACTCT